GTTCCCTCTTGCCTAAATTGGGAATACGTTTTCCCTCCATTCTTAATATGAGCAGTGTTCCCAGAAATTTCAATTGTAGTTCCCTTCTCACAAATTTTTTCAAAAAATAGATTGTGAGGAATAACCCAGGTTTTCCCTGCATCATCAGTTATAATCTGCGACTGGTCCCTAGTATTGGCACCACATAATAATGCTTGTCTGATAATATATTTTTTAGCTAGAGAGTTTCCTTTTTTTAGTTCCTTATCCCACATCCTAAATCTAATTTCTCTTTCTAAAGCTTCCCTAGCCCTCGATCTGGTAGCAGCATCTGAAAAATCTCTGTAATTACCTGTAGAATTTAATAGAGCCCTTCCTATTCTTGATTTTTTAAGCTCATCAAAAGTAAGAGTATCTTTGAATTTATCAGCTATATTCCTAAGCAGACTTTTAGCCTTTGAAGTTTTAATTTTCCCATCAGGATCAATATAACTCGTATCATTATCTAAATGCTTAACAACTTCAGCTATTTTTTCATCTTGTTTTGTACCCCAATTCACTACCCTATCACGCATCTCTAAATCCCCTTTAAACTGCATAGTATTACACTTTTTCAAGAATCCTGCATCTAAGGTGTGATCAGCCGTAGCTGTCCCTGTGTTTAACGCTTTTCTTCTTTCTTCAGTATTAACTTCCCCAGCCTTTACTGCATGATTGAATTCCTGAAGTCTCTTTTGCCCAGCCCCTATCGTCCATTGACCAAGATCCTTTCTGTACACAGCCTCGGCCCCTACAAGAGGGGCTATTTTTTTAGCTTGTTTTTCATCATTAAATAAGAATAAAGTATCCTCGCGGGCTCCTGTTCCACCAGTCTTGCCTTGGGGAATTGCTCCATCAGCATTTATGAATTGTACAATAGGCATCACAGCATGTAATTCAGACAAGAGAAAAGCATGAAGATTCTTATTATCCCTACTTACACCAAGCTGTTCCTCAATAATCTCTCTTTCGAAAGATCCCTCAAAATCTTGAGCAGCATCAGGATTAATCTTCGAAGCAATCTCTTCTAAGATTTCCTTCTTTTCACGAATTCGATCTGCCATACTCACGGTAAATTCTTTTAAGGCATTAGCACGTTCTTTCTCATCTTTTATATTAGATAAAGCGTTAATCTGAGTAGCTAATTGAAGAGTTAACTCATAAAAAGTACCTTTTATGGCATTTTTTGCTCTAAGAGAAAAAACTTCATTACTAATGCTGCTTAAATTTACATCAGGACAGGTATTAGCCATTATTTTACCCGCCATCTTTTGTAAAGAATTTGTTCTATCTATTACCACTCCCTCTGAAGTCTCATTCGAAAATAGAACTAACTTTCCTTTGTAAAGTCCTATTTTTTGATCAATAGTATTACAATCTCCTTTACCATTTAAAAAATCTGTTAAAGCAGCATGGGAGTCGGTAACTGATTCTAATAATCCCAAGCTAAGAGGGACCATTTCTGGGGGTTCTTTTGCCAACCCTGTTTCTTCATCTATCGCTACAGTTCTACCCATAGCTAATTGATATTCTAATCCTGCTCTACTGGCTCCAGCTAGATAAATTTCAGGATTTTTACATACACTATATAAAGATCGCCTCTCAATCCCCTCTACCGCAGATTTTTCTTTACTATCAGTTGCTGGAGGTCTATACTTAACCGCGTTCCCCAAACTTTGACAATAATCAAAAGTGGACCTTCCTGATCGTTTAATATTTGCTACTATGGTTCTTATGGCTTCTAAATCCTCTTCAGAAACGTCATAATCTTCTCCGTCTTCAGTCTTTCTTAATTCCTCTAACGATCCACCAACTCTACCAACTCTATTTTCTAATTCCTGAAGGCGAGCTTCCTCCTCGGCTTTCTTCTGAGCCTCAATCTGTGCTGTACCCCTAGCCACTTCTCCACCCTTTCCTCCTACCCAAGCACCCAAAATCTTTTGACCAACCGAACTAGGGGTAGTCCAATCAAAATTTTGAAGTAATGCACTATCAATTCTATAACCAGACTTCCCTAAATTACTCCCCCCCACTGTTACCTCAGTGGGAGACACATTTTTAATGTAAATATTGCCCTTATTACCTAACCCCTCTGTCGATTGTCCTGGAGGTAACGCAAATGCAGCCTCTATAGCACGTTTGATTTCATCTATATAAGCTATTTTATCGTCATTGGATGGTTCAGAGGCGGATTCCTGCTCATTAATAAACATAAGCTTGAAGGTTCTCTTCCTAAGCTTATGATAACTATCTAATAGCTCGTTAAAATAATCCATGTCTTATTATAGATGGGAGAAAAGAGGCCCGACCTAACAGGAAATTAGATCGAGCCTTTATCTTCAAATTGATGTACTACTTTTTAGTTTAGTAATTGAATTGCTGCATGAAATCATATTTAAATGTTACGTCTAAGGTATGAAAATCATTTGTAGCATAATTGAACTCAGCCGCAGCCCACTTAGTAGGATACACTCCGTAAAGTTCAGCAGTAGAATGAGGTGTCATTGTATTATCAAGCTGAACGATCTCAACCTTGTCAGCTTTAAAAGTTACACCAGCCGTTCCCCCTGGTTGTGCGCTTTCTGTCATTTCCCCCGTAATGGGGTTGTAAGTATGCTTGAAGTACCTCCAGAGATCACTCGCAGTTTCGCGCAGGTAGAGATTGTCAAACGTAACAACGAGATCCCCAGGGGTTACTTTACCAGGATAATGAACCTTATCATTAACTCTGTCGATTACAATAGGCTCAGAAGCCATTTCAATACCTGTAATCTTCTTAGCAGCAAGAGTTAGATCATTTTGATTTGTTATATCTCCTGGCAAACCAAAAAAATGAATCTCAAATTGATAAGCTCTTACTGAGTCTAGTTCAGTAGAAATAGTAGGAAGCCCTTGACCTGGAGTAAAAGCTCTTCCGTATTTATCCTTGTAGTATGATATTGCCATTATTTATTTCCTATAGATTTCCTAAATTAGCTGATTGATTAGTAAGATTAATTTCGAAGATCAGAATTTCGGCAGTCTTGGTAGGTTTAATGATAACCTTGGTCCAAAGCTCATTTCTATCAACTCTTACTGGAGTATTTACTGTCTCATCGCAAACAACACGAAATTCTACTATACCACGCCTTCGAAGGATATCATCCAGCATAGGATTAATAATTCCCTCAATTTGTGCCCAAGTGAATTCATCGTTAGGCTCAAACACAAAACTTCTAGTAGAACGAAGAATTACCTTCCTGATATAGATCATTAATCTACGAACGTTGATCCTATCTAAAGCCGTGGGAGTTCTTTGGGTAGTCCGCTGCCCGAAGATAGTAATCCCGTCTTGAGGGAAAGAAACAATTGGATTTACAACATTCCCTCCACTGTAGAGGCTATCCCTATCTCCTTGATTTAGTTTTACTTCTACCTCAGTAGGCTTCGTTAACCTTCCTCGCCTAAGGCCAGCAGGAGCAAACCAACTTTCTGAAACAGAATCTGTATATGCTATTTGTCTAGCAGCATAGATGGAGGGGTCCAACCACCGATCTTTTCCATCAAATACGCTAAACACCTTTACCCAAGGCCAGTAAACCGCAGCATAAGAACTATTTAGCGGTGAGGTTCGAGAATTAGCTGTAGTGGAAGCTTTTCCATTTGTCCAATCGATTGCATCCTGTACAGATCCTACAGCATAAGGGGGCGCAAGACAAGCTAAGAAATTTTGGCTGGTCTCGGCTATCGTAACCAAAGAATTCTGTACACTTTCAGTTTGAATACCAGGAATTAATGCTACTCCTAAATTAAGGTTGTCATCATCTAGAGATTGCATCCCTGTTTTTGGTGAAACAGTTTCATCCCCAATGAGCGCAGTAGCCCTGGCACTCTCTGTAGTTCCAATTCCGCTGTCCCCTCCTGTCATATTTTCAGCCGCATTTTGAACCAGCTTATTCCATCTACCCCCATTCACGGAGATGGCTGTTCTCTCTTCTGGTACTCCTACTCCATCATCATTGTTGAGA